AAAAAATATGCTCAGCCGCTGGGCATCTGTGCTGGGCACTATGGCCAGTTCAACCTGGATCAGGATGCCATTTTGCTGGGGAAAAACTTCCACATTAGACACCTGTATCCTGGGATCATAGCCGGCCACCCGCTGTATCTCACGCTGTATGCTTTGTGTGGTTTCGTTGGTCTGGTTTTCAAACAAATTGTCCCACAAGGCCGTGCCATATTGTGGTCGTCCGGGCAGTTGTCCTTGTCTGATGTTTAGGCCATTCAGCAGATCGCGTTTGACCAGCTCGGTGTCCAGCAGAGTGAATTTCTTGAACTGATTCTGGGTGTTGAATCCAATAAAGGTCGCCATGCTGTTATTTACCCTCGTGTGCCTGGCGAAAATCTCAGGGTACCGTCTTCATCTGTGGCCTTGGGTATGCTCACACGAGATCTATCACCTGGCGTGGCCACGGCTGCAGGTGGCACGTCTGCAAATTCTATTGCAGGTATCTTTTCATTGCCAATTATTTCTTCCACAGCAAGATCCACTTCGTCACGGAACACAGTGTTGTCAAAGGCGCCCAGCTCCGGAGCCACATTTAACACAGGACTAAAGCGTTCTACAAAATCTATAGCATACTGTGCCTGGCGTGCGGCTGTTTGTATGGCCGTGGCCAAGTCTGGCGAGGCTACACCCTGTGTCCATGCCACCACGGCATCAACTCCGTAGCGCACAGCCGGTTGCAGAAACGTGGCCTGGTATCTGGCAGTTTCTGCGCCTGTGAGTAGGTTGGCCTGTATCAGGCCCTGGAAAGCTCCGGTGTACAAGGCTATCTGGGCTAGGTTTTGTATGCCTGGTGAGTTCAGGTAGTCCACCAGGCTGTTGATATCAAAAAGTCCAGTCCAGGCCGCAGGAGTCAGCAACACAGTAATAGTCTGGGCTGGTTCAGTGATCAGTTGCAGGCTGGCCGGTTTCAACAGTTCCACCAACACAAGATTTTCTGGGGTGTGTCCGTAAATGCCCACGCCTCGCGTGGACACTTCTGCACCTGCATACACAGGATCACCGGCATCGTTGAAAAACCAGTCGGGCAGGAGATTACCGGCCCCGTCCACAAACTCGTACCTGGCCGCACGTTCGGCCTGGGCTGACAAAGCAGTGACCTGTTCGCTGGTGATCATGGTTATCCCTGTGTGGGTGGCACCGAGCGTATGGCCGGTGGCTGTGACACAAAATCTTCTGCATCAATAGGTGACTGCACGGTCGTGGCCGTGGTGCGTGCAAATGCGGCTCCGGCCGCAGTCTGTGCCGACGGCGTGGTTGGTACCGGCGCACTGTTGAGATTGCTGGGAACATTTACTCCACGATTGTGATAGGGCCAGGGTTCATGTGTGGTGGCCCGTGTTACTATGGTGTTCAGGGTGCCAGGTTGAACGGTCCAGCCTTGGCCGGCCACAAACACAGTGTCAGCCAGACGCACTCCAGCCATGGTGGGCACCGCTGAGACTGGCAGGGTTCTGGCACCGTTGAGATTTATCACTGAACCCTTGAGATTTAGGCTGCTGCCCCCATCCCAGCTGCTGGTCTTGCCTTTGAGCGCACATGTGCCGTCACTGCGTATGCCTATCTTGGCCTTGCCGTAAAGGGTGATGCCTTGATCACTATACAGGGTCATGCCTGTATCCCCTTGCAACTTGAGATTTGTTGTGGCTTTGATTTTCACACTGCCGCCGGCAAACATGTTGATGTTGCGATCTGCATGCAGATTGATGTCTCCCTGGGTGCGTATGTTCACACTGTTGGTACTGAACACATCCACTGTGCCGGCCTTGCCCAGTTCAATCCAGGTCTGTCCGTTGGCATGTGTGATGTAAAAACAGTCACCGTCGTCACTCATGGTGATCTGATGTCCTTTCGCCGTTCTTATGCGCACCAGAGTATCTGTGCCGGCCAAGTCTCCGTCGTCCATGACCAAGGTGTGACCGCCTTGTCGTCCTATGACCACTAGATCTTCTGGTCGTAGTTCATTGCGTTCCAGGCGGGTGGTTATGGTCTTGGGATCTAGGCCGCCCTGATATATGGCCTTGCCCGGAGTGCTGATGCCATAACAGGTGCTGGGGCTTTCTCGTTGGCTGTTGGTGCGTATGGGACCACGTATGGGATCTCGATTGAGGCCCTGCTGGAACAAGATGCCGGCCACCACGCTCTGCACGGGTTTGGGTGCGTCAAAAAATCTGGGATTGTTGTTGATACCGGAGTTTTTTTCGTTGATTTCTGTGACTGGCAACAGAGGTGTGGCCACAAACAGATCCTGTTGAGTGGCATTGCCGGCCACGTATCTGGTGCTGCTGCCTATGGCCGGAATCATATGATTGATGCCATCTTCGGGTATGCAACCCACATAGTAGCCCTGCCCTGGATCACCGGCCACGAAAAAACACAACACTCGCGTGCCCAGATCAGGTGGCGTAAACCACATGCCATAGCTGTTGCGATTGCCTGGATAGGTGCCGGCTCCGGCACTGGTACCTGACTGCGGAGTTGCTCCGTAAAATGGTGGACAGTAACTGACTGTGCGCCACAGCGTGGGGTCTTTGAGATCGGGTGTGCCATTCTTGGTGTCTGCACCAAACTGCTCGATGTAGACCTGTAAACGACCTTGTCTGGTGGCATCAATGTTGTTGACCACTATGCCGATGAACGGCCCCATTTCCGCAGGCATGCCACCACGATCAAACTTGTAGTTCTGTGGACGACCTCGGCTGCGTTGTATATTTTCACTCATGCTTTATCCAAAAAAATCAGTGTTGGCAAACTCGGCTTCGGCTATCAAATCTGATGTTTCTGGCGACTGATATGTTGTTTCGGCCAAGGGTGAACTAATCAGGTCTGCCCCAGAATCGTCACTGGCAGCCACAATCTGTGTGACACCGGTACTTACCGAGTCTATCACACCTGTGATACTTCTTTGTGTGCCACTGGCAGCATCATTGATGGTCTGGCTGAGATTGGTCACGGCTCCGGGCAAGCGCAAGGGACTGGAGTTGATCACAGAATTTGGCAACAGACTCACAGGCAGTCCAAAACTGGTGGGCAGTCCAGGCAAACTCACCGGTCTGGTGGCCGGTCCGCCTAACACAGAGTTGAACGCAGTGCTGGCAAAGTTGGCTGGCACTCTCAGACCCTGACCAAATGTGTTCTGCAACACCGGCGGCACATAGGCCTTGGTGGCCACTGACAGTGAACCAAATGTGGGTGCCAGTGCGGAGTTGATTGAGGACGAGGCCAGTGCTCGAGTGGTGCTCATGGCGGCTATGCCCTGTTGCTGTTCGCCCAGTCTAAGGGCCTGTGCGGCTGTGTTGTCATTGGTGCTTTGATCAAGTTTAAGCGAACCAATCAGTTGTTGTGTGAACTTGCCACGGTTGAATGAACTCACACAGGTGTGTGCTATGTACACACGATTGATCTGTGCCGGACCATTGGGCGCACCCTGACCCGGACCAGGTGCCTGGCTGGTGGCCAGACCTGGTCGCACGATGCCGGTGCTGGAATCATAGTCCGCAGGCGCATTGAATGCTATGCGAAACAGGATTTGTCCGCCATCAAAGTTCAAGGTGCCATCGGGTAAAAAACTGCCAAAATTCCAGTTGCGTCGCAACTGCCCCAGGCTGCCTTCGCCCTGTTGCAACCAGGCCGGATCACCCACGATGGTTATGTTGGCTTCTTTGAGTGAGCCGGGCTGGAACAAGTATTCGCTGGCATTGGCCACGGGTTCGTTGACCTTGCCTTCGGCGCCTTGGCTGCTTTCTGTGCTGGCAGTTTGGAAGTTGTAGTTGATCTTTTCACCTTCCTGATTGAGGTAGGTGCCTGCCAGATTCACACCGGCTCCACTGAGTGTCAAGTAATACAGTCCGTTGATGTTTTCTTCATAGCTCAGTACCGAGGTATTTTCTCCCGTGAACCAGTACTTGTATTCTTTTTGCACACCTGTGAATCTGGGCCTAGGAAAATATTTGCTGTCCAGATCAGATATTTTGTAGGGGCTGATGATGTACTTGATCTTGTAGGCATACTGATTTCGCACTGTGTCAAAAGGTGCGTCGGTCTTGGCCTGTGCGTCCAGACTGATCTTGAACCAGGCCACGTTTTGCGCCGGTGTGCCGTTGGGCTTTTCCTGTTGCGTGACCGGGTCGATGATCACTATTTGTTGATCTTTGAGATAGGTGCTGTTTCTCAGTACCTGGTCCAGAAACTGCACGATCTGCATGCCTGCTGTGGCACTCTGCGTGCGGCTGTTGGGGTCCATGCTCTGCTTGTTGGGCAACTTGGAATCGGCTGCGGTGCCTGGTGTGGGGTTGCTGGTGCTTTTTTTGTCCAGTCCGCCCGGAGGACGCAGGCGTGCCTGTTCAATGGCCGTGGGCCCATTGCCGGCGCCCACGAACTCTATGCTGTACTCGTCGGCCACATAGCCCGGCCTGCTGGCCTGCAGGTCCAGTTGGTGCTGGTTCAGTCCGGCCATGAGACCTTGACGCACCGTGGCCTTGGTAGTGGGTGCTGCATCTGCCTTGGGCGGAGCAGTGGATCTGAAATCTTCGTAGGTTTCTGTGGGTACAACTGCATTGTTGCCACCCACACTCACACTGGCCTGATTGGCGCTGTATTGCAAAGGACCACTCAACAAGTCTTTGATGGTTTGCCCACTGAGTTCAATGTTGAAAGGTATGGTGCCGCGAGCCTGACCTGCGTTGATCTGGAACTGTGGTGCAGCAGCTGAAATGTCATATTCCACGGTCTTGTTGGCCACGCGGAATTTGATGTCTTTGATGATGAACGGAAACCATTTTTCTATAAATGCGCCGGTGTCAGTGGTGTCTGTGTTTCTGGACACACCACCACGCACCAGATTGCCCTGGCTGTCATAGCCGTAGAATCTTATGATCAGGAGATACACCGCGCTGGTTATGCTTTTTTTCTTTTCGCCTTCGGGCATGATGGCCTGCACCGCCCGGGTAAGGTTGTCAATCAAGGTAATGCCGTTGGGTTCAACCACGGTCATGTTTATTTCTTTTGCATTGTGCGTGAGACCGGTGCCTTTGCCCACAATAAAACTCTTGATTTCAAACTTGTCAATGTAGTAGTCCAGGCTGAAAAACTGATTGCGTCCACCCGTGGGCGCACCTCCACTTTGGAACAGCAGTTGTCCGCCGGTCAGTGTGCGTTGCTTGGTTTCCATCATGGTCTTGTACTGCGCAGCCGGCAACAGATAAACTGAAGCTGAGTAGGTATAACTGGCATACTGGTCCAGCACATTGGGCTGTGGTGTGATCTGTGTTTCTGTGAAGATGTTGTCAATCTCCACGCGAGTGGCATTGCGCGGAGCGGCTTCTTCGCCGCCGGCACCAAATCCTGGCTGTGTGGCCGCGGGTGCCACACCGCCGCCATAGTATCCACCAGGTTGCGCATCGGCATCGCCTGGATCGATCAGCAGGCCCGGATCTCTCAGCAGGCCTGGTGCATAGGCCGGAGTGGCCTGTGTTTGTGTGATGGTCCTGACCGGTGCATCAGTGCCCGAGTCTACACTGTTTTTAGTCACAGCAACTGTGGCCGTGGT